AGGTAGCAGGTGATGAGCGGCTTGAACGTCGAGCCCTTGGGCAGCGCCGCCATCGCCCGCTCGCGATAGGCGATGCCATCCTTGGTCACCGGCACGTCGTGGCTGGTCAACCCCAGTCCTGCGCCGTCGCTCCGTTCCAGCCGCCAGCACAGCGCTACGCTCGTCAAATCACCGTCCGCTATATTAGGCATGGCTCAGCGCTCGCGCACTTCGATCAGCGGCACGCTCGGCGCCTCGCCGGCGAGAAATGTCGCGCGGTTGATCTCGATCCGGTCCTCGGCGAACCGCACGGGCACATCGAACAGATAGCCCGCGCTAACCTCGGCTCCCGCGCCCGGCGCTGTGTCGAACCGAATCATTCCCAGCGGCTCCAGCATCCACCCGCTCACCTGTTCGACACCATCGATGGCCACGCGCACGCTGCCCGGGACCGGCCGCGTGACGCGTCGTGTCTCGCCGGTCCCGTAAGTCTTTGTCAGAGCGAAGCTGTCGATAGTCCCGTCGCCAATGCCAATTCCTTGGTCGGTCGGTGTCGGCGCGTCGGTCATTCCGTTTGAGCTATGATCGTACGCGTCGCGGAAGCGGAACGCGACCGCGGGCCCGCGCCGCGCGCGGAAGAAGGCGATCAACGTCTCAAGCTCCGCATCCCCTCGCACGCCGGGACCCGCGTCGAACCGTAGCCGCGCCTGCGCCCAATTGGCGTTGCGCGATTCATGACCGCTCGCACTGGTCACGATGTTGGTCGAAAAATTCGGCGAAACGCTGGCCTCCTGGCCGATCTCGATCGGAAATGTCACGTCGTCGAAAGGCGTCACCGCCGGCTCCTCTCCAAAGATCGTGAGGCCGTCGCGAAATACTTGCGGCATCGCCCACAGGAACACCTCGGCGCAGCCTCGCGCTTGCGCCTCGGTTGCAGCATCGAGGATTGCGTCCCATTGGTCGCGCTGTTCCGCCGCCGCGACGAACCCCGAGAGATAATGTTGCTCCGAATGCGGATAATTGAGCCGCGCATCGACGGCTGCGTAAGCGGCAGAGCGTAGTCCGCTGCGCCGGCTCGTCACCCACTCATAATCCTCGGTCTGGAGGACATCGAACGCGGGATGCGCCCAGCCGGTCGGCAGGTTCGCGCGGCGGACTTCGGGGACACTCGGATCAAGCAGCGAGGGCAGATAGACGAGCAACAACGCCTTGGTGCTCGGCTCTGCTGTCCGCGCGGCGCTGACGATCGCGGCCGTCGAGGATGCTAGCAGTGCGCCTGCCTGGTCGAGCAGCTCAAGTTGGGGCGCGGTCAGGGACGCATGGACATCCGCGATCTCGACCGGGCTTCCGCCGAATGCCGCTTTGGCCGCGTTGTCGTACAGGCAGATGGCCCCGGCAGGCGTGACCCACCACCATGGCTCGCCGAGCTGCACCTGCGGCTCCAGACCGGCGGCAGCCGCGATCCCCGCGAGTTCGGCCGCGACATTTCCGAGGAAGGTGATCGCCGCCGCATTCGCCGGCGAGACCAGCGTCGATGGCGGATCCCATGCGGTCGCCGCTGCTGTCCCGTCGAACGTTCGCTGCTTCCACGCCGCGGGACAGAACATGTCGAGGATCTCGTAGGAGATCGACCAGATTACTTCGTATCCGCGCGCTTTTGCTGCTCGTGCGAACTCCTGGTGCCAGGCAATCGCTGCGCTGTTCAGCGTTCGCGCCGGGTCGAGCGTGCCGCCGCTATCGAGCCCGAAAAAATGGCTCATGCCGATGTAGTGATTGAGCGTCCCGCGATAGCCGAGCCGCTGGGCTGCCTGGACGATTCGCTCGGGCGGCAGATTGTACATGTCGTCGTATGCAGTCGCGATCCGCAGCCCGTGTTCCGGCGCGACCGCGTCGTTGATCGCGAGCACGCTCGACGGCCCGTCGCAGCGAATGTCGCTAATCGTCGCGCTGCCGATCGCCGGCGCCGAGCGGATCGTGGTCGATCCCTCGGCATAGTCCGGCGGGACCAGGCTGATGAACATCCGGTCGATCGCATGTGGCCAGACCCGGTCTGCGTCGCCCGGCAGGGCGAAGCCGCCGTCGAGCGCGTCGAAGTCCAGCGTCACGACGGCATTGGTCGGCGTGCCTTCGGCATAATTCCATAGCCGAACCAGCCAGATGTGCGGATCGCCATCCGCAGCCTTGCCTTCAATGGTCAGCGTCGGGCCGTTGATGCCGTCGAGCGGAATCACGCCGCTCGACTGCCAATGGAAGCTGAGCACACACCCCGAATAGTCGCGATTACTCTCGCGAGCGTGCGCCGGGTGCGCATGCACGTCTTCACTTTCGTAGATCAGCCCTACGAGGTCACCAAGCCGCAAGAACTCGGCCTGCATCGCGACGCCATGGCCGTCTGCGGTGGTCACGACGCTCGCGATTGTTCCGCGCGGGAAATCGACGGTCCAGTGCAGTGGATCGAAGCGCTTGACGTAGGTCTTGACGATCGGCGCCTCGGGCCGCGTGAACCAGTGATTCATCGCCGCTCCGTCAGTGCAGAGCGAACCGCTCGCGCGACCTGCCGGCTCGATTGCCGGAGGATACGTGGGTCGGACGGCGCCGGCGATTGGATGGAAATCGCGACCCGGACGTCGTGCCCGCCATTGTTCGAAACGCGCTCGATTCGGCCGTTGCTGCCCGGGACAAATAGCTCCGGGCCGCGTTCACCGACCAAGTATCCGCGGCCGGCACTCACCGGGCCCCCGGTCGCTCGTCCAGGCGATCCGAGCAATCCCGAGATCAGGGTGCCGAGCCCGTTGAGCAGCCCCGCGCCAAATCCGCCGCCACTTCCGCCTGGCGAATTGAACAAGGCCCTCAGTGACGCCTGGGCAATCTCGTTCATGGCCGACAGCGCGACGCGCTTCAAATCGTCGAAACCGAACTTGCCGGTGGTGATCGCGCGCGCCAGCGCATTGTCGATCATCCGGCCGGCGCGTCCGGCACCCGCGACCAGCGGCCCTTCGAGCTCACCGCGCATCGACGCGACGTCGCGCGCGAACGTGGCCGTGTCGGCACGGACGCTGATCACCAGCCGCTCGATTTCTTCGTCCATCAGTCAGCTTTCGTGTCGTCCGGAAACCGCCGGCGCAGTTCGTCGATGATCGTGCGGTCGGGCGGCTCATCCCCGCTCGGCGCGTGAAGGGCCGCCGCCAGCTCGGCGGGAGTCGCGTTCCAGAATTCGTCCGGCCGCCAGCCGAGACAAGACGCCACGGCGCCCGACAGCCGCGCCGCGGCCTCACCAAAGCAGCCGGACATCAGCGCCCTTGGAGGATTTGCGCGAGCACCACCCGCAACGTCGGGGCAACTCCGGCGATGCCCTTTTCGACCAGCGCTTCGCCGATCCGCTCACGCGTAATCGCCTCGGGCCGGCCACGCGATAAATGGTCGAACAGCGCCGCGATCTGCTGCAGCCTAAGCCGCCCCTCCGCCGCCTGCTCGACCAGCTCGAACAGCGATCCCAGTTCCTCCTCTGCGGCGACCAGCGCGGAGAAGCTCGGGCGCAACACCAGCGTTTCGCCGCCGACCGTGATGCTCGCCTCACCGCGATAAGGGTTCGCCTTGCTCACAGCGGGACAACTTCGCCCGAGCTCTCGAGCGCCAGCGTGTAATTACGCTCGCCGTTGAAATCGCCCGCATATTCGAGCCGCGTGACCAGGAAACGCCCACGCATCCGCTCCCCGCTTTCGAAGCTCAGCTCATAGCTTTCGAGCGCCCCCGACAGTGCCAGCCCGCGCACCTGCGCCTCGGCCGAGCTGCCGGTGAAGATCCCGCTGGCGGCCACCGACACCGACCGCACCCCGGCCGCGGACAGCAGCTCGCGCCAGCCGCCGCTGCCCTTGTTGGTGATCGCGACGGCATCGCCGTTGATCGACAGCTGCGTGGTCTTCAGCCCCGCGACCGTCGCATAAGTCGGGGTCGGCGTGCCGTCGCCGATCTTGAGCAGGAAGGCGCTGCCGCGTTCCGCCGCCATGTGTGTCTCCTCGTTCGAAAATGATCAGTCCGCGGCGAGCATCCGCGCGCGGAAATCGAGTGCCGCGGCCCAGGGGCCGGCGACGTCGCGCACGACCCGCCGGCGCACGAGCCGCATCGTCACCAGGTCCCAGCCAGCCAGACCGCCGAGCTCACCCAGCACCGCCTCGACCGAATCGGCGATCTGGTGCAATCGCACCGGCTGGTCGTCCCACACGGTCACGCCGACCAGGATCTCGCGGCCATCGCCACTCTTGTGGCTCCAGTCGGTTTCGTTTCCCGCGTCGATCACCGCATAGGGATAGGACGCGCGCGCCGGCGGCCCGTCGAACACGCCGGTGAGATCGGTGATCCCGCCAAGCGTGCCGGCGATCGCCGATTGCAATATGCCGCCGGCGCTCATCGCAGGCCGCTCGAGAGAAAGCGCAAGCTCGGGTCGATCAGCCAGCGCTTCACGATGCCACGACCGCGGACCAGGATCCGCGCTTCCTCGACCTCGATCGCCGCGTCGCGCACCAGCTCGCGGGTCCGCGCCGCAATCCGCAGCAGCTGTCGCCGCTGCTCGGCGCGCGCAACCGATTCCGCCCGGTTGACCAGATTCCGCATCATGCCCGCACCTCCTCGCACCGCATCGCGATGCGGTCCTTTGCGCGCGGATCGTCCAGCATCTGCCGGATGATCAGCTTTCGCTGGCGCCAGGTGATCCTTTGGTCGAGCGCAATTCCCTCGCGATGGCGGATCGTCACCCGGAAGCGCGGCATCGCGCTCAGCGCCTGCGCCTCGCTTTCGGGCCCGACGCTTTCCAGCACTACGCTGGCCAGGCAGCGGCAGACCAGCTCCCAGCCTGGCTGCTGCAGTCCCATTTCATTGCGCAGCGAAGTCGGCCGTTCGATCACGATCCGCTCGCCCAGTGTGCCGGCGAACTCACCGCTCATGCCGGCCGCCCGCGGTTCGGTCGGGTTGGGCGGCTCACGAAAATCGCATCCGGCGGTATGGCCGCCACAAAGCCGTCACGGCTGCCGGCGGCTCGCCGCCGCCGCCGTCCCGCGAGGTGAACAAATGGCCGATCAGCCGCAGCACGCCCTGGCGGATCGGCTCCGGCACTTCATTTTCTTCACTGGCCATTCCCGCCGAGCCATTGACGCGGATCCTTCCCGTCACCGTCGGATCGAGGATCCGCACCCACCCGTCACCGGACGTGTCGATGTCGACCGCGTAGCCGGTGGTCGGCAGGGGCGCCGCGATGCCCGCGGAATCGATCGCGTCGACTCCACTGATCACCCGCACCGGCGTCACCGACAGCCGCTGCCATGCGGCGCTGG